TGATAAGATGAGAAACATCATCAAACAACCTACTCTAATGAAAGCCGTTAGAGCAACACTTGAATACAAAGGTAAGAGTGGATTGGCATTAAAAGGACATACATTTGTATCATCTCCAAAACATATGGTTAGTATTGAAACTACATCAAAGCATAAGCCTGATGTTAAACTTCAAAATTCCGAATCGCCTGTTGTTCGTACAAATCACGGACACCTATTCACCGATGCTGGATACACACATGGTGAGAAATACTTAAGTTCACAATTAAGAAAAATATCAGCAGAGAAATCAGTTGATAAAGTAGATGATTGGACATCAATAGCACAGGCTATGAGAAAGGAATACTTTCCAAAAAGACCTATGTTAAATATGAAAAGGGACACAAAGGATATGTCTACTTCTTCACAAACGGTAATGAATCTTACAGACCGTATATTACAAATTACTTATTTTAAAGATAAAGTAAACGAATTTAAAGGTATTAATAGACAACTACCTGATGGATATCAACCAAAGATTACTATTGAAGTAATCCCAGTTTAATTTCAACATTTTAATAGAACCATATTTATATACATACAAAATGTAAATATATTAATATGTCAAATGATTACGAATTATTTAAAGGAAAGAATTTAAGCTCTCTTTTTGAAGATATCTATAATAACCAACTTTCAAAAAAATCAAAGATAAGTTCTCTAATAGAGGAACTTAAAAAGATGATTAAACACTCTGGCGATGTGGCTAGTGTAGGACCTATACTATCTTCACTAATTGATAGTTCTGTAAAGAACGATGACCAATTGGTTAAACTTGCAACTATTGCAATTAAAATTATTGCATCTGAAAAGAAAGCAGAAGGACAGGATGGATTCTTAACTGAATTTGAGAAAAATCAACTATTGCAGGATTTGGAAGATACCAAAGCAGAAGTTGAAAGGGTTGATGATTTAGAATTTGAGTTGGAAGATTTAAAAAAGAAAATGAAGTAATATGTCATTAGAGAATTCACAAACAAGTGCGGTAAGTTCCGTACAAAGCGCAGGTACTAAACAACCAATGGGATTTGGTATTGTGTATTCTATTATTTTAGATGAAACCCACCCATATTTAAAGGGCCTTGGTGAACAGCAATTAAAAATAAAAGGCGAAGCATCATATGTAGGGGCGGTACAATATCGAATAGTAGGACAACCATCTGCTGATGATGCATCTTTACCTCTTGCATATCCATATGATAAAAATTTTAAAACATTACCATTAGTAAATGAATCGGTAGAAATACTTCAAAATAATGGAATATCATACTACAAAAGAATAGGTTCGGAAAAAACGCCAAATTTAGATACTAAAAAAACATTAATATCGGAATTATTTCCACCTGTACAACAAGCAGAAGATAAGAAGAAAAATTATAAGACAGTTCAAGAAACAGGTACTACTATGAGTAATGTTGATGAATCTGCAAAATATAATAAATTTGGTGATTATTTTGTGGAAGAAGCTGGAATACATAAATTAAAATTATATGAAGGTGATACTTTATTAGAATCTAGATTTGGACAATCAATAAGATTTTCTGGATTTAATAATTCTGAAAAAACATTTTCACCAACTATAATAATACGAAATAATGAAAGCGCAGAATCTAAAAAGCAATTAATAGTTTTACCAACAGAAGAAGATGTAAATAGAGATGGTAGTGTAATAATACTTGGTTCTAATCAATATCAATTACCATTTCAACCTGGTACAATATCTGATAAAGGTTCATCTGATTTTGAAACAAAACCAAATTCATTTAAAGCATTTCCATCTAAATTAATTGGAGACCAAATTTTAATAAATTCTGGTAGAGTAATCATATCAGCAAAAAATGCAGAAATGATGTTTTTCTCAAAAAAGAATTATGGGTTTGTTTCAGATGGAGCCATGTCAATCGATAATAAATTAGGTATTGATGTGACTGTGGGTGATAATATAAATGTAACGGCAGCTGATAGAGATATAAATTTTAATACATCAAATGGTAAAATAAATTTAGGTAATACAAAATTAGAACCATTAGTAAAGGGTGATAGTTGGGTTTCTTTAATGGAAGAATTAATAGATGCAATAGTAGCACAGCAATTCCTAACACCAGCAGGCCCATCTGCAACTGGACCTGTAAACGTACCATCATTTAATACAATAAAATCAAAATTAAAATCCGTATTGAGTGAATTAAATAAAACTTCTTAAAATGTCTTGGGATATATTCAAACAAAATATTTTAAACGTTGTAACAAATGCAGAAACTATAAAATCAACGGATGAGGTTGCAGATTTATATGCAAAGGAATACGATGCTGCTATAAAAAGAGGTAGCGATAACTTATTCCAATCTAAAATGAAGACTGGTAATATTGAAAGTTTAAAATTATTTATAAAATTAGCTTTGGATGCCGGTGTATCGCAAAAAGAACCATACGATTTAGTTGGAGAAATGGGAAAAGGTGTATTGGCTTATTGGGCTGGTGCTCAATTAGACCCATCATCTGTTCCATCACCACCCACCACAACTCCTGCGGTCGGGGCAGTACAAAATTTACAAATAACATCTATTGTATGTTTAAACGCTGGACAATGGCAACAACCAACACCAAATTCATCAGCAGAACCTGATTTGAGGGAAGGGGCAACTGAAAATGATGATATGCCTGATACTGAACTTGGTGAAACGCAAGAAATATTAGGTGAGATACCACAAGATGAAGAATCAGATGACCCTCAAGAATTACAAGAAGAAAATTCATCTTACTTTAATAATGAAGCAGAAGAAGTTGAAATAGGTAGTGCAGAAATAATAACTGACCCGCAACCACAACCAACCAACCCAATACCAACAAACCCAACAAATCCACCATCATCTACCGAAGTTAATGTACCAAAGATAACAAAAAACGTAGGAGCAACGGCACCTCCACCACCTCCCGGTTTGGCTAGTTTTGGAAATGGTAAAATTCCAAAAGAAAAATTAGGAAATATTGATACATCTTATGGTGGTGGTATTTTACATATTGAAGCCGCTAAGATGTATAATAAACTAATAGCCCAAGCTAAAAAAGAGGGAGTTAAATGGAGAGTTTCATCCACATATAGGGATTATGCTGGACAAGTGGCATGTTTTCAGAAATATGGTTCGGGTAGTGCAGCTAAACCAGGATTTTCTCCGCATGGTTGGGGATTATCTTTAGATTTTGGAGAAATAGCTGGTATGCAAGAAGCAAGAGCAAAATCATTGGGAGTAAGTAGAGCAACAGCTGGACCTGCTAGATACACAAGAGAAAATTCTAAAATATATCAATGGTTAGCAAAAAATGCACCAAACTATGGTTGGTATAATCCATATAGATTAGCTGATAACGCTGGTATGGATGAAGCATGGCATTGGGAATATTGGGGATTCTATACATTAACAAAAGAACAAAGACAAGCATAATATGGGAGCTATACCACCAACTAAAAATCACAATTTATTAATTAATGAGTTTATATCATATGCTCAACAACATTTAAATACGGTAAGTGGCATTGTAAATACAATATCAACATACCCACCATTAAACACACCAGGACCTGGTATAGCTAATTGGTCTGGATATACCGTAGAACCATCTACAAATATAACTGAATTAGTAGAAGAAGTTGATACATCTGAAATAGAAATGACGGATGCGCAACTTATTGAATCCGAAGAAGCATCTTTGGAAGGGGCTGATATAAATGAAGCATCGGCAATGGCTTGGGGTGTTTCTGAAGATGAAGAACCACCAACCGAAGAAGAAAAAGAAAGTGTGGAAACCCGATTAAAAGATGATGCAGAAAAAACTGCAGACCCACCACTTACAGAAGAAGAAAAACCTAAAAATGATATAAAGCAAGAACCTAATTATAAAAGTAAACTAAAAGTTCCAAATGAATTAGTTATTGCTATGAAAAAATATGGGGTTGGAAAAACTCCGTTAGAGCGAGCACATTTTTTAGCACAAACAAACCATGAATCGGGTAATTTTATATATAAAGAAGAAATAGCATCAGGAAAAGCATATGAGGGTAGAAAAGATTTGGGGAATACTCAAGCTGGCGATGGCGTTCGTTATAAAGGAAGGGGATATATACAACTGACAGGTAGAGCAAATTATAACAAATATGGACCTACTGCTGGGGCAGATTTTGTTGGTAATCCAACTATTGTTGCAACAAAGTATTTTGCAGATACGGCCTGTATGTTTTGGAAGTCGAATAAATTAGGTGCTAAATGTGTGGATTCATCTACTACGACAATCAAAGTGATAACGAAACGTATCAATGGTGGATATAACGGATTGGATGATAGAATTAAGAAATTTACTAAGTATTGGGAAGAATTGCAAAAAAATCCAACACTTTGGACATAATTACCAAAAATAACAATTCAAATATTTATAAACATAACAAATAAGTAAGTATGAACACAGACAAATTATTAAAAGCCATACAAATCTTAATCAAAGAGGAATTAAAAGAACAATTACCTGCATTAATTAAGGAAAATGTAAGGGCTGAAATGAAAAAACTGATAGCAGAGGGTAAACAACCTGCTAAACCAAAAAGTACTGGATTATCAATGGCTGCGGCTATGTTAGATGAAGAAACAATCACCGAATCAGTACAAACAAAAATAATTGGAGAAAAGCAATTTAGTAAAAACCCAATAATCAATCAAATCCTTAATGAAACCAAAGGTGGGATACCACAAGGTGATGGTGGGTTCAGAACAATGAATTTTGGGCAAGGTGATATGGGTTCAATAGTAGGTAGAACTGCAATTGCTGAAAAAATGGGATATGGTGATTTAGCAAAAGGACCTTCTCCAACTGGATTGGGTGTAAACACTGGAGTACCTGAATTAGATAAGGCTTTGAATAGAGATTATTCTGAACTTGTAAAAAGATTTAAAAAGAAATAATGGCTATTGTATTAGGACAGAAGTTAGTTCAAGACACAAAGAAATTTGATGATTATGCGATAGGTATAACTTTACCAATCCAAATAGGTAATACTGCTTTTAATCAAAGCTTTAAAACCGCTGAGCAAGCTAGTTCTAATATAAAAAATTTATTACTTACTAAAAGAGGAGAACGTATAATGCAACCTAATTTTGGCAGTGGACTCCAAGAATTATTATTTGATTTCAACGATGATAGTTTGGCTGGAAAAATAGAAGAAACTATAAATTTAGCAATTGAAAATTGGTTACCATATATAACAATTGATACGATTAATGTAGAGGCTTCCAATTATGATAAAGATACAAACACAGTAAAGGTATCTCTTAAATTCGCAGTTTTAGGAAACCCAGATTTAAACACAGTAACCTTTAACGTAGGTATATAATAAATTAGAAAATGTCAGTAACAATTACAAATAGAAATTTCAAAAATAAAGGAAAAGATATAAAATATCTAAATAAAGATTTTGCATCATTTAGAAATAATCTAATTGAATTTGCAAAAACATATTTTCCAAAAACATATTCTGATTTTAATGAATCATCACCAGGTATGATGTTTATAGAGATGGCATCTTATATAGGAGATTCTCTATCTTATTATATTGATGATACATTAAAGGAATCTTTAATGGCATATGCTGAAGACCCTCAAAGTGTTTTAGCATTATCACAATATTTGGGTTACAGACCCAAAGTAACTGCACCCGCAATTACTACATTAAGTGTGTATCAATTAGTACCATCTATTGGAATTGGTATTAATAATAAACCAGATGAGAAATATTATTTGAGAATTAAAGAAGGAATGTTGAGTAAATCAACTAAAGCCGGTATTATTTTTAGAACTACCGATTTGGTGGATTTTTCAGATGAAACAAATAGAGAAATTACAATCTATCAAAGAGATGCAAATACTGGAGAACCATTATTTTATTTAGTTAAAAAATATGTTCAGGCTTTATCTGGGGAATTGAAAGAAAAGCAAGTTACATATACTACATACAGTCCTTTCCAAAAAATAAATTTAGATGAAACTAATATAATTCAAATATATGATGTAAGAGATTCTAATGGAAATAAATGGTATGAAGTTCCATACCTTGCACAAGAGATGGTTTATTTAGATTCACCAAATAATGAAACAAATGACCCAGATTTATATCAATTTAAATCAACCGTACCATTTGTATTAAAAACAATTAAAACACCAAGAAGATTTGTAACCAAAGTAAATCAGGATAATACCACATCTATACAATTTGGGGCAGGTGATTCATCAGCATCTGATGAGCAATTGATACCAAATCTTAAAAATGTAGGTTTGGGATTACCCAATTCTATCAGTAGACCTGTTGGTGAATTGGTAAGAGTTAATACTATTGAATTTGATGAAGATAATGAATCACTAAACGCATCAGAATTAGCAATATATAATACTGTAAAAAATTCAATTGCCATAGATAATGAAGTACCGGCTACTGGTGGTAGGGGTGCAGAAAGTTTAGAAGAAATTAGACAAAACGCATTAGCAAATTTTGGTTCTCAAAACAGAGCAGTAACTGCAAAAGATTATCAGATAAGAGCATTATCAATGCCAACTAAATTTGGAGCAGTAGCTAAAGCATTTGCCGTAGCAGATGGTACATTGGATAATAACTCACCCGCATCGATATTGGCATCACCAAATAACTTACAAGAGTTTACTGATTTAGTTATGAGTTTTGTAAGTAAGCCCGATGATGAAGAACCTACTCAACAATCAATAAAAGAACAAATAACTAAATTTTTAATTGGTAAAACATCAAACGAAAATGAAAAGAATAATCCATTTGCAATTAACCTATATTTGTTAGGTTATAATGGTAATGGAAATCTTACAAACATTAATAGGGGAGTTAAGGAAAATTTGAAAACCTATATGAATGAGTATAGATTATTGACTGATGGTATAAACCTATTAGATGGGTTTGTTATTAATATTGGAATTGAATTTGAAATAATTGTATTTAGTAACTATAATAAGAGTGAAATTCTTACAAAATGTATAAGTGAATTAAAACAATATTTCAGTATAGATAATTGGACATTCAATCAAACAATTAATTTAAGTGAAGTTGAATTACTAATAGCAAACGTTGAAGGAGTTTCATCTGTACCAATGGTTAAAATAGTAAATAAATGTGGTGGTAGATATTCATCAAATTCATATAATATAGATGCGGCTACTAAAGATAAGATTATATATCCATCATTAGACCCATCGGTTTTCGAAATTAAATATCCGGATTCGGACATAAAAGGTAGAGTAAGATAATGGCATACTATTTTCTAACAGCATCAAAAGATGCATCGGTGTACTTACAACAACCAAACCAAAATACCGGTTTGGATGAGATATTGGAAGTTGGTAAAATTTACTATGGTAATATTAAAGATGTATCTCGTGCTCTTTTAAAATTTGAAGTTGGGTTTTTATCATCTTCCTTATCAAATAATACAATTCAAATGGAAGAAGCTACTCTTATATTAAAAGAAACTAAGAGTGAAGAATTGCCATTACAATATACACTATACGCATATCCAATTTCACAAAGTTGGCAAGTTGGTATTGGTACTAGATTTGATACAATATCAACTCAAGGTGTGACGTGGAATTATAGAGAAGGTGATACTAAGTTAGATTGGTTGCAAAACACTTTAGCAAATGGTAGTGATGCTAATCCAAACAATGGTACTGGTGGTACATGGTATTTAGTAAGCGGTTCAACACAATCGTTTGAATACCAATCAGCAGATATTACAATGGATTTAAAACCAATGTTAAGAGTTTGGATGACGGGTTCTATTCCAAATGATGGATTAATACTTAAATTAAGTGATAGTTTAGAAAACGATACACAAGATTATGGAGTAACTAAGTTGTTTAGTAAAGAAACCAATACAATATACCAACCAAAAATTAGAATAGGTTGGGATGACCAAACATTTGTAACGGGTTCACTAACACAACTAACTGCAAATGATATAAAAGTTGGTATCACTAATTTAAAAAAAGAATATAAGGCTGGTACTTTTCCCACTATAAGAATATTTGGTAGAGAATTATATCCGCTTAAAACTTTTACTAATTCTTTTGCATATAATGATATTAAATACTTACCCCAATCAACTTATTATCAAATAAAAGATTTTGCTTCGGATGATATTATAGTTCCATTTAGTGAATACTCTAAAGTAAGTTGTGATTCTAACGGAAACTTTATAAAATTAAATCTTTCTAATTGGGAGGCTGGTAGAGTATATAAAATAGAATTCAAAATTGATAAAGATGGCGATATTCAATACTTTGATAATGAACTAACTTTCAATATTGTAAAAGATTAAGATGTTAAAAACAGGATTAAAAAACGAACAAAAGGTTGGACAAATTTTAGTTAGTGGCTCATTAGCCATTACAACTAAGAATTCGTTTGGTGTCCATGTATTTAGTGGTTCTGTTGCCGATGATGGTATTGTATCTGGTAAATTATCAAGACCAAAATATAAAGAATCCGAACTTTTAAAATCAATAGATACTACTATCATAGAATTGATTCCCGTAGAAGCACCACTTTTACCTGAAATGGTTCTAAAAACAATCTACGATGCTGCATTGGTTGAAATAGCTAATAGAGATATTATAATAACACAGCTAAATTCTGATATATTAGATTTAAGAGCTAAGGTAACTGAATTAGAAATAGTTACTCAAAGTTTATTAGTACAATTGGATAGTAAGGATTTAACGGTAGCGGTTTCGGAGAACCAAACACAACAGGCAAATTCAAAAGTTGTTGGTACTATTATAGAACTACAAAACTCTATACAAAAAGCAACTGCAGAATCTATACAAAGGGTTTCATTATTTGCTAGAAATCAAACGTTAGAAAAGCAAGTAGAACAACTAAGAGAAGAATTATTTGGTAAGGCTGCAAAAATACAAGAAGGATTTAAAGTAACTGATGACTTCGCCGCTAAGGTAGCAAATATATCTGATAAACAATACCCTGATATTACATTTAGGGGTAGAGCTAAAGATGATGGTAGGGGTAGATTTATAAACGGACCTGAATTAAGGATTTCGAATTTTACCAAAAAACCAGTAACCATTAGATTTACGCAAGATGGTGCAATTGCTGGTATATTCAAAGCAATCTCACCAATAACATTACAACCTGGTGAAAATAAAGGAATAAAATTAGAAACAATAGATGGGAAAGTAGATGGTTACAAACCAAGCGCTGGATTTGGATTCACGGGTGATACAGAATATAATGGTAATCTTATTTTAAAATCAGATGTTGGTACATTAAATTTACCTGTTGCTTTACAAAAACAAAGAGGAGACCAATGGGGATAATACAAATATAAAATGGCGATAAAGAAATTTAAAGATATAATTGATAACAAAGGTTATCGTGTAAACTCAAAAGATAGAAAAATTTTTGAGGAAGGAAACCTGCAATCTTTTTTTGGATTTGGAGATAAAGATGCTATTGAATTTATTGTATATGATATAAATGATAATCAACTACCACAAATAGATGATAAGTTAATTAGGTATATACCACTATCAACAGAAAGTATAAAAGATTATTTTTTAGTAGCAGAAGGTACTCTATTTGAAAAGAATCAATTTCCATCTGAATATTTTATAGATGCGGAACGATTATTAAGAGAAGCCGGATATGATAATGGTATATTCAAAACACAAATTACATTATTAAATAAAAGAGTTGGTAGTGAACAACCGCAAGATAAATTATGGATTTCTGAAATATCACCATCTAGAACTGAAGTTAGATTATTCCCAATAAAAAACTCTGGATTCACAAATACTGAATTGGAAAAGAGGTATAGTATGTTTATTCAAAACCAACAATTTAGAGATGATATAATAAATTCAGCATTTGTTTTTTTAGAAAAAATAACACCTGTAAGTATATCTGATTTTATAAGAAATAAATATTCTACTCAATGGTTTGATAAGTTTAGAGCAGAATATAAAATATCTGATTTTGAAGCGTTGGCAACAAAAATACATATTAAATTTATAGAATCGGCAGGATATTATTTTACCAATAGAAATTCTGATATAAGAAGTAATACCTATGGTAAACCACTAACTACAAGACCAAAACTTGATTTATCTAAAAACGAAATAAAAGAAAGTTGTAAATTATTATTAGCAAAAGCGATAGATTTTTATTTAACTCAATTGGATGTAAAAAGAGATGTTACTCAAAGAGTTGGTTTAGAAGAAAGTTTAGATGATGTTGGTAAAGTTATGCAAAGGTATGAAATTGATACTCAAATTAATACTTCAACTCCTGAAAAGAAAATTGTTACAATAGAGAAAAAACAAATAGATGAGAAGTTGTTGGAATTCAAAAGACAATTGGAAAAGGAAAAACCAAAGACTGCAGTAGAACCTACGGTAGAACCTGTACCAGACCCTCCAGTAGAAACACCAACAAATTATCCAGACTATAAAGAACCTGACCCACCAACTTATACTGAAAGACCTGGCGATAGTTATTCTCCAAATAATTTAGATAAT